AAGTTAATGATATCGCACCATTGAATCAGATTAAAGTTATTTCTTATAAAGAAAAAAATGACTGGAATCTGGAAACCAAGTACAACATCGGCAAAAGAAAAAAACCAGAGGAGGAGTAATGTCAAACTTATAGGGAAGACGTTGACAACTTGCTAAGAGAAGTTGTTGGTGATGATAAAAACGACAAGAAACGTGTTGCAAATCTTAATGAAGAAAATAGTGACGATGAAGAAGTGTTACTATCTTAGTAAAATCGTATAGATAGTTATGTGTTTAAATCAAAACAATCTATGCACAATCTCATATCGTTCAATAGTTTACGGCCTTGGATGAATGTCGAACAAGAGACATCTCCAAATAATTCAGTTGATGACTACTTTGAATGTATTTCAGAATGTGATGTAAGAGATAAGTCTTGCATCAGCCACTGTAGAGTTCTGCTAGACTAGGGAGGAAACCGAAGTGTTGTTAGGGGGTTCACCACCCCTTATTTTTTTGTCTGCTGTTATAATTAGTAGTGTCGCCTTCGGGGACAAATTTACACTCGCTTACTTAAGGAGAACTATGAACTTACAAAGGTATCGTGCTGCCGATCTAGGAGATTTAATGGATCGCATCACAAAAAACAGTATCGGTATGGATACTTATTTCGATAAGTTTTTTACTGAGACCATAACAAACTATCCACCTTACAATCTAATACAGGTAAATAACTCTGAGTCTCGTTTAGAGATCGCACTTGCTGGATTCAAAAAGGAGGAAGTCCATGTCTATACTGAATACGGAAAACTATTCGTTGAAGGAAAGAAAAAGGATAAGGAGACAGGATCCGAGTATGTCCATCAAGGACTGGCTCAAAGATCTTTCAACAGAGCCTGGACACTCTCAGATGATTTTGAAATCAGAGATGTCACGTTGGAAGATGGACTTCTTACCGTTAAGTTGGGTAAGATAGTTCCAGAACATCATGCTCGTAAAGATTACCTATAAATAAATTTTTATAGACACAAGACCACTTGACTTTTGTTGAGTGGTCTTTTATAATGTAAACATAGAGAGTATTAAATGTCTGTTAAATTAGTAATGCTCAAGTCAGGTGAGGACATCATTGCCGACGTTAAAGAGCTTAAAACCGAAGAAGGAATTGTTGGATATTATTTTCACGACCCTTTGATTGTAAAGATGTATCACCCAGAAGAACCAACTGTTTTAAATGAAGAAGGTTCATCAAGAGAGTATGAATCAAGAATTAGTGTTCAATTTTATCCTTGGATTCCTCTTTCAGAAGAATCAAGAATACCTTGTTCAGCAGATTGGGTGGTAACAATTGTTGAACCAGTGCAAAATGTAAAAAAACTTTATCGAGAG